TTGAGTGAAACAATCGCATACTCAGTGATTGCCTCAGCAGCGACAAAGCTTAAGATATTGTCAGTGTTGGCCATGATCAGCCTCCAAATGCTTTAGTGTAGAAGTCAGGGTTTGAAGTACGGAATTGATTGAGCGCCTCGCTGTAAGAGATGCTCTTCTCAGCGGCTAGCTTTTTAATCTCTGCGTCGAGTGATTGGCGGTTGATCTCTCGACCGCTTGCACCATGACCAACCTCTTGAAGAGGTACTGCCGCGCCAGCTGGACGCTCGCTGAACATCTGCCAGAACTCTGGTTGAACCTCTCTGAGCTCCCAAGCTTTGCCAGCGACGCTCTCTTGGCTTGGCTCAATGCGACCATCACGAAGAAGAGCGCTGACCGCTTCGCGCTTTTCAATCTCGCGCTTCTCTTGCTCGATGGTCTCAAGGCGTTTAGCCATTTGCTCATTCTTCTCGCGAAGAGCATTGAACTCTGAGAGCAGCTCAGGGCTTACAGTCTCACTCATCTTGTAGTGATCTTTCTTGTCTTCAGCCATCTTCTTCTCTTTGTCTTCGTCTTCGCTCATCTTCTCTTCTTTGTCTTTGTCGCGCTCTTCAAGAGCCGCGCTGTCAGAAGAGATCTTGGACTCAGCGTCTTTCTTCATTTCTTTGATTTGGGCCTCGAGTCTTTTGACCATCTCATCTTTTGAGATGAGCATGGCGCGAAGATCATCGAGGTCCATGTTGGCGAGGTCATCCATGTCTGCAAACCTTTCATTGAGGGTGACTCTGTCAATTTTAGAGTGTGATTGAGCTGGTCTGGGTGTGAGGGTGACCGCCAATAACTGAGCGGTTCCAATGTGACTTCCTCCAGCTCTGTCAAATACATCCCCGGCGAGAAACTCAGGGGAGCTCCACAAGACTCCACCGGCTTCAGAGACGACATTCAAGCCGCGCTCATTATAAGCAGGGATTGCGTAAAGCCCATCCTCTCTCAGCTCAAGATCAGCGATGAGCCCCAAAGCGTTGCCGCTCTCAGGTGGAGCTGGTGGACCGTCTTGGTAAGGAGAGGTGGCATGCTGCCAATCAATCACCACAGGATCTTCAGCGCGGCGAGCGTTAAACACTCGAACCATTTCACTGAGCATCTCCATAGTGATCTCTTTGCCGATATCCTGACCGCTCATTCGAGAGCTGACCTGACCAAGAGACAGCGTCTTGAAAGGCCGGCCAATGGTGAGGCCATCAGGAATATCATAAGTGTGTTGAGCTGAGAGCGCTTCAGAGTATGCCCTGAGCGCTTGCGCTTTTTTGTCAGCAGCGTTCATCTGGTTAACTACCTTTCGAGCCCAAGCAAATCCAGCGTCACCGCCCCAACCCTGCCAAGCCTGCCAGCCCTTCCCTTGAGAGTCCCAAGTGGAGCCCTGCTTGTCAGATTGGTGACGTGTGAAATAAGCGAGCATTCGACGCACTGTATCGGGGCTCATCTTTCGACCGTTGGCGAGGTCGCGAGCTCGAGAGATGCCCACTGAGGTCATACCCCGCTGAGAGATAGGCTTGCTCTCTCTCACCTCAAGCGCTCGCCTGCCTGCCTCTTGAGCTCCTTTGGGTGGAGTGAAATCAATGTGATCGTATCGCTTCAGGTTAAGCTCTGTCTTCTTCTCGGCTGCTGGCTTGGATGGGTGACCATCAGGCAAGAGGTCAAGGTCACCGGTGTAAGCTTTCTTGCGCTCACCCTTACCCACCAGTTTGAGGAACGCTCGAACGCGAGCCAGCGCCCAACCGTTTCGAGTCATACCAGGCCGGTGACTAACAGAGAAAGCGCCAGCGCCACGACGATACACAGCTTTAAGCTGACCCATATTAACTTGGCGCTGAGCGTTCGTGTATCGTTCATTGTGGCTGTCCCTCATATTCTCAAGCGCCTTCTGCGCTCGCTCACCAATCTCAATGCCGCCGCGTGAGCCGCTGGCTGACCCTTCTGGATTGGCCTTGCTTCCTCTGATGCGCTCTTGAGGCTTGGCCGGTGTTTGGGCCTTGGTCCTCTTCTTGATCGCCTTAACCATTTCGCCGCCTCCTAATCAGAGTCTCAGCAAGAGCAGACACACCACCGCCAAAGGTGGGGATCCTCGCGCCTGCACTCCTCTGAGCATCCTCTGGCAAATCACCAGCGCCAATCTTCGCCCTGATGACGCGCTCCAGCTCATCGTCTGGAGTGATGAGCCCCGCTGTGACCAGTTGAGGCAGAGCATTAAGCGAGCTTCCAAGCTCATCAGTATCAAGGCCAGTGTGAGTGAGGCGAGGAAGCTTAGAAGGGTCAACCGCTCCATAGTTCCAGCGAATCAGCCGGCCAATCGTGCCGCCGCCTCTACGGTCTGGACCGCTCACCTGAGCCGCCACCAAGTCACAGAGGTTAATTGCAGCTCGCCTAAAGACTGAGAGGTGAATCTCACCGACTGATCTAGCTCCAGTCTCACTCTGTCCAAGATCTGCAAACTGAGCGAGGAAGGCCGCTGCTATCTGGCTGTCACATTTTGAAATAATGTTGATTGGGCCATCAGCATAGAGGCTAGGCTGGGCGGCGTATGTCTCGAACTTAACCGCTGAGTTCTCTACAAGATAGCTCTGCTCTGATGAGATGAACGCTTGAGCCTGAGCTTCAGCGTCGTTGATCATCGCGTCAATATCGCCATCAGTGAGCCCGATTTGCTCAGCGGTCGAGCGGTCAACAACGACCTTGGGTGTTGGGACTGCCCAACGGTCAAGACCCACACACATGAGGTTTGATACACGCTGCTTAGTGCGCCACCACCACCACACAGGGCGCAACATTCCAACGCCCTCGAAGTTTGAGCCGGTACGGTTGAGAGTGAGCAAAAGGAGTTTGTTGGCAGGGATGGGCTCTGGCTGTTTACCTGACCCAACCATGTTTTGAAGAACGCCATCGAGGTGCTGAGAGTCACGAGACAACCAGCGGCTGTGAGCGCTTGGCTCTCGGTCTGCGTAATGACTCAGCCAGACCTTAACTTTTCCCGTTGAGTCAGGACCAACCTTATAGACCTCTTCAGCGTAGCGATAACCTAAAGGAACAAATTCAAAAAGATAGCTCAGTTGTTCTTCCCATGAGCTCTCCATTTGTCCCGAATGACCATCAAGGCCAAACGCTTCGTTGGCATATCTGGCGAGTTCCTCACTTACCAAGTCACCCTCAACACCTGGGGTGAATCGCCAAGATGCGCTCAGCAAAGTCTGCCGCAACATGTGCCAAGAGCGCCTCACTATGGGGTCAGTGCGTAACATCTCCTCTGCAGCTTGAACCCAATTGAGGCCGGTGAGCTCTGGGTTAGACTCAACCGACAAGGCCCCGCCATTTAGCTGAGTCCCTGTGATGCCCCTGACGCCAAAGCGAGGCGTTGACGCTCTTAGGTGTTTGGGTGTTGTACGCTCATTCATGGGCGCTCCTTATCATTCTGTTAAGTCTAGCTGTTTGATTCTGTTTTTTCAACAGCAGGTAACCACTCCTTGACTTGTTCATGAAGCTCAACTTCTTCAGAAACAAAATTCACCTCTAGCTTGGTGAGCGCTTTTATCATCGCTAATTGTAATTCTAATAGATGATCATTTTTAAGCTGAAGCTGAATATTAGCGTCTCTCAAGCGAGCAATTAACGCCGCTCTGTCAGCGTTGAGCTTGGCTACCTCTGCTCTGAGCTCATCGACCTCAGCAGGGTCACGCCCCGAAGCTATTGCAAGCATTGAAGAAATTGAGCCCGTGATCATCCCGAGAATCCCAATGAGCACGTCTCGGTTCTTCTCGATGATCTCCACGCGAGCCAGAAAGATAATCAGGCCCATCACCAAGCCCATAAAGATTACGCTGAACCACCAGCCGCGCTTTGTTTTCTTTTCCTCATCGCTGTTCATTCCACCACTCCCAGAATTTAAATTTGATGTATGGCCACATGTGAGCGACCAAATAGCCCAGAGCTAACCAAAATAAAAAGAGCAGGATGAACTCAGCCCACTCCAAAAAAGTCTTGTGCCTCATTCGTGACTTGACCCTCTTGGGTCCACCTAACCTCTTAACCTTAGCGGTTGACGGTGGAGGCTGAAGCGTCTTGATGTCAGAGCCAACCGCATAAACGACCTGTGCTTCTTTGACGCCTTGATATCGGTAAAGCCCCACACAAGCGTAGCGCGTACCTTTCGGGGTCATCGCGTCGAAGCGGTTCTTGACTCGCTCGAATGCTGGCTTAGTCATTAGGACTTGATCAGGTTGGGCTAAGCTCATAGTTCGAGCCGCGATGTTTTTAGATAGACCCTCTACCTCTACAGGCTTGGCCCCAACCAATACCAAGAGCTCATGTTGATGAACCTCAACAACACAGCCATAGTGAATCCCGATTCTTGCCTTAATGCGGGTCTTCTGTGGAACTGTTTGTTGGTAGTAAAGCGAGAAGTTGAGCGCGTCAAACACTCGATCAAACGTAAAGAGGAAACCATCTGACCTGTCGATCTCTCGACCGCTGAAGCGATAGAGGAGGGAGCGCGCCAGCCGGTCGTGGTACTGGAACCATCGCGCTGCACGTTGAGCGCCAGCGACCTCAACAAAGCCAGTTGAGTTGACCAAGTCTAAAAGCACAATTGTGAGCGACCGCTCTTTATATTGCTCTGACTCGTTCAACATACTCCACGCTCACTTGATGTTGCTCTAAATAACTCACGCCGCTTAAGTTTGGTTCCGACTCGGAAGCAAAAACAAAGACCCTCTTGATTCCAGCGTGATGGACGATCTTAGCACAACTCAAACAAGGCGCTCTTGTAACTGCAAGCCAAGCACCTCGAGTGGGCGCGCCTCGCCTCGCCGCGTTGACGATGGCGTTGGCCTCTGCGTGATGGCAGCCCGTTTCAGTCATCGAGCCAGAGATTATCTCTAAGAGGTTACGCCTACAGTGATCCTCGCCGCAGAGCTCGCCGCCTCCTCTGGGAGGGCCATTATAACCATCAGCAACCACCACCCAGCTAAAGGGCTCGAAGATCACAGCCCCGACTTGACCGCGTGGACACGTTGACATCTGGCCTAAGAGCTCAGCCTGCTGAAGCCTCAAGAGGATGTGTTTATTCATTGGTGAGCGCCGACATGCTGACCGGGTAACGTTCGAGGAGTTGCACCCGGATAGCTTCAGCCGCTAGGCGTGTCTCAAGCTGAGCATGAGGCGAGGTCCTTAGCTTGATGAACTTTACCCAGTTGTGGAGATTGCCGGTCATCCAAAAGGAGGTGTAGGTAGCCACCGGCAAAACTGAGCGAGCAGTCTCACGAGCAACGCCGCGCTTGATCAACTCGTTATAAATAGCCAGCGCTGTGGAGGCTGCACCCTCGATGAGCTTCTGGCAATAGACCGACTCTTGAACCTCAAGGTTAGAGGAACACTGGAGATTGTCTACAGCCTGTTGCTTGATGCTGATGGGATGATAAACGCTGATGTCCTTGGAGGTGTAGCGGCGGCTGACCTCATTGAAGCTGAACGTTCTATGCCTCATGATCTGGCGAGCGACAAAGAGCGGCACCGTCAATTCAAAGCTCGCAGTGACGTGCTCAAAGGGTGAGGTGTGACCATTGGTGGCTAAGTACTTGATCAGCTTCTCATCCTTCTCGCTCACGTCCTCAGAGCGCCCTTGGTGGAGGTGAGCGAAGCTGACCCGCGCCGCGTGAGCTGGCGTTGCATCTTCTCCCATCGAGTCAATGAGGATCACCTCACCAATATCATCATCATAGATTTTCATTAGAAGCTCCTTCTTGCTTTAGCGCCTCCAACCCTGACCTTTCGTGATCGTGGTGAGGCTCTGGGTTGATACTTGCGCCGGTCAACTGTGGAATCATCAGCCCATCGCCACATGATGCAGTCATACCTGAGCGCGTCAAGTGGGTCTTCGCGTCCATCCTTTTTTGGTTGCTCCTTAGTTCGCTCCCACTGATAAGAGAGCAGTGCCTTCCTGATTGAGTTGCCGGGTACTCTCTCGCCAGCGTCCCAGACTTCACGAGTGATGAGATACTGACGCCGCGTGAATGCTCGCTTGAGCTTCTGCACCCCGTTGAGAATATCCGTCCTGATTGGATCAGTGGTTGACCTCAGCGGTAGCCCTAAACCTTTGGGGGGAGCTGCTCGCATTGCTCGAAATGCTGAAGCGCCGGTTTGGTCGTTGCGAGCTTTGCCGGCTTTGTCAGCGCAACCCTCATCAAGCCATATGCGAGGCGCTGGCGCTTGGTCCTGAATCGAGCGCGGCCAAGCAATAGCGAGGATCATTAAGGCTAGCTGCTCAATGGTGACCTCATTGGGGTTCAGCTCAGCACAGATCACATCAGCGCCTAACCGTTCATCATGAGCGAGGATGAGCACTGATGGCTTTCTGAATCCCCAGTCAATAGCAATCCTCGCGCTCATCTCTGGCGAGTACTCCCAATCATCAATCACCATCGTATCAACGTCAAACTCTGAATAGACCAAGCCGCTTGGTGGACGCGGCTTATTCATCACCATGGCTTCACGCTCTTCTTTAGGGAGCAGCTCAGTAGCCTCAAACCACTCGTCAGAGAGATGGGCCTTGTTGACGTATGAGGTGAAGAGCAGAGGTGATAGCCCAGCGCCCTCAGCCATAGCACACCACCAAGCGTCAGCCACAGGAAGGCCCACAAGGATCATGATGGGAGATGGACCTGAGCGCAGACGACCAAGCGCTTTATGCGCCACCTCAGCGGTGAGCGTCTGGCACTCGTCGATGAGACAGCAGCCAGAGGTGATATTCAAACCCTCAAGCGGGTTATGGGTTGCGTCCCTTGTGCCGGGTCGAAAGTAAGAGCGACACCACACCGTTGAGCCTGTGGTTGGGTCTAGCCACTGCCTCAGAGAGTGGTTATAGGTCCAGCCCAATGGCGACAACCATTTTTCCATCTCAGGCATCAACACAGAGTTGTATCTGGGGTTGGTGTCGGTCACCAGTAAGCTGGAGCTCCCG